TATTCCCATAGGAATTGGGTGTCTATAATCCTCATCCAAAACTTCGTCCAAATTAGAGAATACGTCCATTATACCACAGTCAACTTCCCCTACCTGTAAAGCCTTCTTAAATAATTCCTCAATTGAGTCATAACTTTCAAATTCTCCTCCGTCTATGATTTTTTGAGCCTTAACCATCGCCTTTGAAACTTCTTGTTGTTTACAGAATTTCAAAGCCTTTTCTTGTACAAATAACGTTCCGTCTATTTGAACGTCTTTAATCTTCTTAATTGAGTCAAGTACTACTTTCGCCACCATTTCTTGTGGTAGCTCACTTCTAGTGATCTGATTAAGTGTTTCAAAAGATGGTGTAACTTCGTATTTTGAATAATACTCTTTAATCATTTGTATGATTATTTTAAAGTATTTGTTTTCAAAATAATTTGGTTCAATTACATCTACGATGGAGTGAGAAAATTCTTTATCTACAACAATCTGATTAAGTAATTGTAATTGAAATGATTGTCCTAAATATTCAAAGTTCTTTTCTGCCGCCATATAAAATTCTATTGATGTATTGATAAATATTACACATCTAAACTATAATTCAGATATTCTAAAGTTAATTTTTTTGTTGAGAAAATCTCCGTTAAGGTGTTCAGAACGTACTTTAATTTTGGTCGGAGATCGACTGTGTATCTAACTTTTGGTGGGTAAATCTTCGCGTCAAGGTAACGATTATACAAAATAGTATCCCCATTTTTGATTGTTAAACTGAATTTCTCAGGACCATTTGTGATTGATGTTTCCATCACATCAGGATTCTCATAAATTTCATATTGATTGTCCATCATATATGTTGCGGTTTTAACTCTCAAATCCGATTTAAATTCTTCAATAAAATAACTGATAAAATCGTGTAGTTCCATCGAATTCTTTGCCTTGGTGTTATACCCTCTGACATTAAAAAATCTTTGAACGATGATATTTTCATTTACTTTGAGTAAAAACTCTAATTTGGTTGAATCTTGTTCTTTCATAATTTATTTTTTTTCGTTTTTAAATTTTTGTTTTTCTTTTCTTGTTAGTTTCATTATTGGTTTTAGGAAATCTACCCACGCATTGTCGTGCTTCGGTAGGTATTTGAATATTCCATCATCCATCATCATTTTAATTAGGTTTTTATATCCCCTACCATCAGGGTCCAAGGTTTCCTTATAAAAATCTTGAACAATTGTTTTACCATCATCGGTAATTAATGGATTTGATAAGTCAATTATCTTTTCATTTATTTGAAAAAATTCTTCACCATATACACCTTCTTTAGTTTTCCCTGATAACAGATTTTTAAGAGCCGAATTTTCTTTATCTTCTTTTAATAAAAGTTCCGCCTTTGTCAAAATATCATTAAATGATATTGGATTTTCAAGTATTTCAGGAAATAATTTTACCAAGGTTTTTTCTCCAAGTAATCTAATTCCATCGATATTATCAGAGATGTCACCACATAAAATTTTGGTGGTTTTGATGTTATAGTGGGGAAATTCTAAATCCCTATTTTTAACCATATCACCAACCTTATAAGTTCGTTTTTGTTGTGGTGAATAGATTGATACTTTTTCTGAAATTAGTTGCGTTAAATCCTTATCCGATGAAAAAATTGTTTTTTGTTCGTCATCTGATATTTGACAGTAATATGCAATTAAGTCATCCGCCTCATTATCATTCATTTCAACTTGACGAATAAACATCTCCTCAAGATATTGTTTAATCCGTTGTTTTTGGTAATTAAACGAATTCTCTTTTAAGGGATCATTTTCAGGTCTTTGTCCTTTATATTTGGGGTATATTAGTTTTCGTACCGACGAGTTTGTATCCCCATCCCACATCACAACTACCTTATCAAAATTCTCTTGTTCTATGAACTTACGGAGGGTATTTAAAAAATGATAAATACCTCCGATATGTTCACCTTTGTGGTAAAATTCTTTGACTCCGTGAAACCCAATTTTCAAAAGGTTATTACCATCAACTAAAAGTGTTTTCGTCACTTTGTTATTTTTAAATTGTTTGTAAAAAAACTTCGGGATATTATTCGTCTATCTCAGATTCTTTTTCATCTAAAAGAATCTCACCAGTTCCCGAAAGTATTGCGTTCCAATAACTAGAGTATTGTTTCTTATATTGTTCTAACGCTTCTTTGGTATCACTAATATACCCTTGTGGTACGGCAATAATCTTACCATCTTTATAACCCAAACCATTTACGTGATTTTTAATAATAGATATTTTGGTTCTGATAGCGTAAGATATTGTTCTTCCGTTTTTAGTTGCCGTAATGTGATTAATACCCGCCTTCTTTTGATTACCGAATAAGAATACCAATGCGGATGCCAACCAAAGTGCCTCTCCACCTTTTGCCTTAATTTCAGGTTGTCCGAAAGGATTATCGGGTAGATCAACCCAAGGTTGGTTAACCACAACCATAGTGTTGTAATATGGATAATCTTCTTTCTTTGACTTTGAAATTCTTGAGTGTATACCCATACCAATTTTATCGGCAAGTGCCGAGGCGTTATGCATCTTCCCACCTTTACCTTCAAATGTCATCTTACAAGGAATTGAACCAACAGAATCCCATAAGAATAATAGATTGTAAGGGATGTCCCCTTTTTCTTGAGCATCCAACATTTCATTAATGAAGTCAGTTGCTTGTTCAATATAGTCGAAACTATCATTAAATATGAAGTCTCCGTCCCATTCTCCGTTACTATTTTTTTCCGCAACCAAACCTAATTCGATTGCATGTTCCCAACTCCATTTTTTTTCAGTTATAATAAACACGGGGATATGTCCCTTTCTCTGAGCGTCAGCTCCAGCCAAAATCATAGCGGTAGTTTTAGAAGAATTCGAGTGACCCAAAAACATATTGATACCACCCATAATTGGACCTGGTAATCCACAAGCCTCCATAAAGGCTTCACCACAATTATAATAACTTTCAGGTTTATATTTTGTTTTAGTAGAGAACTTATCTTTAATACTACTTAACCCGATTTCTTTTTTCTTCAATGCCATATTAAATTTCGTATTTGTAGAATTGTTCCAAATTTTCCAATTTGTCTTTTGCGTTAGCCCTTTTCTCAATTAGTTTATCCATCTCCTCAATATGTTGCGGATGTTCTCCGATACCAACAGGGTTTGTGAAATAAACAAGTAATGAGGCTTCTGAGTCCAACATCTCGCTCTCATATTTCTTTTTAAGAGCCTCGTACATTTTGTTTTTAATTTTGTCCATGTAAATTAGTTTTTTAAAATATAAAGGTTGGACACTTTGTCCAAGTAAGTGCCCAACCTAATTGTTTGTTTGATTAAAATGGTAGATCGTCGTCAGGTGCGTCCATCGATTGTGGATCTTCAATACTACTTGAACCACCAATTGATTTGGTATCAACAGATGAATCACCATACACATATTTACCAGCGTCTGAATCCCAACGTGGGGTTTCTCCGCGAGCAATAGCATCCAAATATTCTTCAGGTTTTTTTGAATATACATCAGACCAAGTTAGCTCATCTTCAATCCATGCTTTTGCGGTATCCGCATTTTCATGTAATGGTTGTGGGTCGTCGTACATAATCGCTTGGATTGCGGTGTAAGGTTTTCCGTTGTTAGCCTTAGCCTTTGTAAGTTCCAAGATTAAATCTCGTCCTTTATCAGAGTCGGTAATATCACCTTTTGCTCTCCAAATTGGAATAATCTTGTCCAAGATACCTTCTTTTTTATAGTTGTGTTTAAATCGCCAGAATTTTGGACCATCTTGTTCAGCGTCTCGGTCAACCACTTTCACAATATAAAATAGTCTTGATCGGTAGTTTCCGGCAACTTTCTTATCACTTTCTTTACCTGATGCCATTAACTCCTCGTGAAGTTCTGTAAGTGGTGAGCGTTCGTTGTCGTTTTTACCTGGGTCATAAAGTTTCACCCATTTTCCGTCTACTTGTACCTCGTGAAACCATACCTCTTTAAAAGGTGAGCTACCGTCAGATGTTGGTAAAATACGAAGTCTTTTTTGTCCTTGATTTTCTTTATCGCCGAGAACCGCAGCGAAGTACTTTTTCATTCTCTCGTCTTGACTCATTTTTGAGACAGAAGACGAACTTGACTTTTGTTGTTTTTCATACTGAGCCAAAACAGCATCCATAGAATTTGTCGCCATAAATTAAAATTTTTGTTTGTTAAATTGTTTAAGAAATATAGGTGTTTAAATTGAGTTGTCAAATAAAAAAAGGGTATGATATTTTCATATCACACCCTAATAATTTAACGGTATTTTCTTATTTTTTCAAACTTTAATTAAAATTAAAAGAATGTAATATGGTCAACGCTTCCTAATTGTGCAACTACAATATTTGTTAAATTATAATGTTCTATCAACCAATTTAACAAAATTATGTTAATATCATAATCATTAATATAAAAATAATGTTTAAGTTTTGACCAAATTTTATCATAACTAACGTACACATATTTATTTTCAATATCCTCAACCATAAGAACTTCATCATTATTATTTAAATAAAATACTTTACCGGGATAGCTGTCTGTCTTCTTTTGTGTTAAATCTCCAAATGACTTTGTTAAATATAATTTAACGGCTTTAACTAATTGTGGTTTATCTACTATTATATTCATATTATGTTAAATTTGTAAGTATCTTCCAACGTAATCAATTTAGAAAAAATTTGTAGCATCGTTTTAAATTACCCAATTTGTAAGTCTCCTCCAACCATTCTAACATAATTAACTCAATCTCATGGTTGTTAAGGGGAAATAAAGATTCTAATTTTGACCAAAGATATTCATAATTAACAAAAGCATAACCATTTTTATGATCGTAATCTATTATTACCTCATTATTTGAATTTACGTACAATACTGAGCTAGCAAAACCTTCATGTTTCTTTGGCGTTAAATTACCATAATTCATATTCAGGTATAATTTAACGGCTTTAACTAATTGTGGTCGATCAACTATTATGTTCATAGTTTAATAAATTTCTAAAAATCGTATAACTTTCTTAATGAAAACGAAACTATAGGTGATGCTTTAGTCACCTCCAATTTATAATGTTCCTCAATCCAATTCTCTATAATAGATCGAATATCTTCGTATTGAAGATAAAATAATGATTCCAATTTTGACCAAATACTATCATATCCTAACCACATAATTCCAGTTTTTTCACCGTATTGCATATGCACATCATTATCGGAATTTACATAAAAAACTGAGGTAGGATAATGCTTAGTAGTTCTTGGTCTTAAATCTCCAAATGACTTTGTTAAATATAATTTAACAACTTTAACTAATTGTGGTTTTTCTATTATTATGTTCATATTTAATCTAATGTTATAGCATTACTAAAAGTCCAATCCAGAGAGTGGTTGGAGTATATTTTTTCTATATCTTTAATATTGTAAGTCTTCTCTAACCAGTGTTTAATAATTGGCTTAGTATCAAGACGATCTTTAAGATGAAATAGAGAGTTAATTTTTGACCAAATTTCTTTATGCCTAATAAATATTGCATGTTTTTTTTTATCATATCCTATAAAAATATCATTATCTGAATTAACGTAAAATATAAAATCCTCGCCATATTCGGAACTATTTTTAATCGTCAAGTTACCGAAATTCATATTCAGGTATAATAAAACAGCTCTAACTAATTGTGGTTTTTCTATTATTATGTTCATACTATGTTAAATTTGTAATGTTCCCCCAACAACATATGTTCAAGAGTTTCAGCAACGCGCAGTGTTACTCCATCCAATTTGTAAGTATCCTCCAACCAGACCTTCATAATTGATTTAACGTCATCGTGATTAAGATGAAATAACGATTCAATTTTTGACCAAATGTTATTATAGTCAAACCAAATCTCTTTATTTTTTTTATCGTGTTCCATAATAGTCTTATTGTCAGAACTTACATAAAAAACAGATTTAGGATATCTGAAAGTGGTTTTTGTTGTTAAATTTCCAAAAAATCTTGTTAAATATAATTTAACTACTCTAACTAATTGTGGTCGATCAACTATTATGTCCATTACTTAACTTCAACAGGTCTTTCATTACCAGGAAAATCTCTGAAACTATCTTTGATATCTGATGGTGAAAAATCTTTAACTTCATCGGTCGTTAACACATATTCGTTTTTTCCCGATTTTTCCATTTCTTCTTCTTTATCTACAAAGAAATCTGAAAGTTTTTGATTATAAGGTCCCGAATCCAAACTTCTTAATTCAAGTTTTTCTTGAGCGGTTTTTGGTCTATATTTTTCAATCTTAGATTCTAATGAATCTATTTTAGAAACCAATTTATCCATCTCACCTAATTTACTTTGTAGATTTTCTAATTGTCCAAATAAATTATTAAAGTATTCTTCTTGTTTTGATTCAATTGTTTTTTGTGAAGACACCAAATCGGTAATATCCAATTCTTCGGTTCCTTCTTCACCCTCAGTCTCTTCGGTTTCTCCGTCTGAATCTATTTTTTCAACATCAGGATCTGTCGCAGGGTCAATAGGTGTAGGTTCCGTTGGTTCGGTTGGTGGAGGAGGTACGGCCGCAGGGTCTGCCGGTGGTAACGCTCCCGCCGTTGGGTCCGTTGGTGGTACATCAGTTGGCGGTGGTACGTCTAACGCATCTTGTTCAAAGATATATTTATTTATTTGATTGTATCTTCGTAATTCTTCTAAAATTTTTCTATCTGCACTCATTTTTTTATCCATTCAATAATTGCTTTATACCTGATGCGGTTTCAACCTGAATTTTTTTAGATTGATTCATTGTGTTATCTACTCTTTCGATAAGACCATCTTTCATACGAACGGTGTAACATTCACCGCTGTCTAGATCACAAACTTGTTTGGAACCATTTCCCAAATCTTTTTCCGATACTCTTGTGTTTTTACCAAGATATGTATCTAAAATATTTTTAACTGAACTCATAATTTTAATTTATTAATAAATATCATCGTTTATAGTAAATTACAACCCATATTCTTGGGCTGTAGTTATTCCTTGTTTTATTACGTTTTCAACGTTTTTAGTTGTTTCGTTATTTTTAATTTTGTTATAATCTGACTCGTTTAATGTTGACGGCCAATTTAAGAAAATAAACTTGTAAATTTCTTTTGCAAGATTATCAATATCTAAAATTTCATTATTAGAATCCTTTATTTCTTTTTTAAAACTTGTAACTCTATTTTTAAGGTAGTTTGACGTATACCCAACACAATTTGCCGTTCCGTTGTATGAAGCGATCGGTGAAGTTAATTCATTTCCTTTTAAACAAAAATATTCTTTTTTAAGATGTACCGAAACAAGGTCTTTTGGTAATTCTTTTTCTTTATTATTTATTTTTAAGTTCATCGGTAACAAATTATAGTTATGATTGTATGTGTTGAATCCTACATCATTAGATGATAGACTATAGAAAATTGACCATATTAAGTAGTTTAATTTGTCTTTACCTTTACTGTTTAATGTTGTCACGCTCGATGTACTACCTGTAATTGTTTTTATCATATCCGAAAAATTAATTGAGGTAACTTTTGGTGTTACTTTCTCAAAAGTACTAAACTGAGCGTTAACTGTACAAGTTTCATCATTCGATACTAACTTGTCTTGATTACTTCCACTTTGATTTTGTTTATCTTGTGGTGTGTTTTGTGATCCTGTGGTTTGTAAGGTCTTCTCTTGTTTAACTAATGTTTGGACATTATCAATTAATTTAGTAATGATTGATTGTAAATAAGTATCAGGATTTGCGTATGAATAAACCGATTGTCTTACCCCCGTTATTTGAGTTTTAAAGTCTCCCGGTGTTATTGTATGATTTACCCCTAAAATCATATATGACCCTGAAAACATTGGTACATGTCTTAAATTAAAGTACATCATGGGTTGAATCATAGCGTTCCCCATCATATCTACGGTACACCCATAACTACGTGTTTTATATAGGTTATATAGCGATTGATTTTGTGTGGACGTTTTTCTTCCACCAGCTTGATTGGCCATATCATTCAAGATCTTAAGAGTCTCTGATGTGGATTTCCCCGCATCTTGACTGACAGAAATGTTTGTAAAAACACCTTGGTTTTGTACCCCCATATCAACACTAAATCCAACTACTCTATTTGATTGACCCCAATTGTTTTTATTAACCAAATTATCTACCAAAGTATTTGTGTTTAATTTTTGGAAATAAATACCGTCATCATTATATAGATAATTTGAATTCTCCTGTTTTAAATGTTCGGAAGGTTTATCGGCATAAAAACATACCATTTTAGGTCCTGAATTCCTATAATCCACGTTTGTGAATGTTCCAAACATATCATTAGCAAACTCTAATGAGTTCTCAACTTTTGGTATCGCATTTTTAACAGGATCTTGGACGTTATAGAAATTAACGAAAGCAGGTAACGACATTACTTGGAAGTTGTTATTCACCAATATTGATTGTATGTAATACAGTAGATTACTTGTGACATTAATATTTGATAATAACTCATTTAGTTTTATAATATCAACTAATATTTTATCCCCTACATCACGACTCGCTCTATCAAGTAACATTAGATCTTCAAATAATGTTTTATATTTTAAATCATAACCTGAAATCCATTTATCATTAATCGCCTTTAACGCCTCCCACGTATCAACTTTACCTTGTGTTCCAATAAGTTCTGAGGCAATGTTGGTTTGGGGTGTAAAATTAACATTCGGTAAATTTGATTTTAATTTTACCATAGTATTTGTTAATATTAAATTTTGGAAATTGTTTTGTTCTGTTACATAATTTAACATGTCAGACTTAAACTTGAAATCATCGTATGTCTCATCCTCAATTTTTTTAGTTGCGTAGATTTTGATAAGTGGATAAAGGTTTTCTATGTTTTCAACATTAAATTCAACGTCATTATCGATAAAGAAATCAAAAATTGTTGACCCTGAATTGGTAAATTTAATCCCACTTACCTCAGAATTACCCACATAACTTAATAAGGTCTTCCATGCGTTTGGATAGTTTGTTTCAACATTACTCAAAGGAAATGGATTTGTCTTTGTCGGTAGGGCACCAGGTGAATAAACGGAGTATGATTTAGGAATGTAAGGATTAAATACACTATCATAACCAAACGACGCACTTGAAGGGTTTGTATATGATAAAAACTTTATTTTGTCGTATTCAGAAGGGTTACCGTACTTGAATAATACGTCATAATTTAAAAATCCTTCTAACACACTCCTAAAATTTTGGTATTGGGTAGATTTTAAATCTTCGATGTTAGTTGTTGGATCCTTTATCGGTAATTTCATCATCTCGGTAAACAATATTTGAAAATTTTGATATTTTTGATTTTTGTTTAATTCAGATAATGGTACGTTAATTGACGTTAAATCATCAAATCCTTTAAAGTCGTATTTTGAATGACAGAAATTTAAAAATATCTGTTCAAAATCATCCAATATTTGTTTTTTGAATGTTGGTAGTAAATCATCTACTTTCGAATATCCGTTTGTCTTTCCGTTAATCTCAAAATTATTTTGGTCGTTTGAGTTTGTAATTATTTTTTTAAGGTATTCATCATATTGTGGTTTAATAACCTTACTATTGTCAAACCAACCGTAGTTTGGTGCTAACCACAACGACCTAACCGATCCGTTATACATAGCTTGATTATTTAATACCTCGATCTTTAATTTCGGATTTGCTGTCGTAGTGTCGATATTATTAAAACACTCATTTAATGTTTGATTAAATGTATTACCGACCGATGGTAATAAAAATAAATTAGAATTGGTCGTGTCTTTTAATGTTACTGAGTAAGAATTTAAATTTAACGTTCTATTAATTGCGTTTACATCAAAATTAAAAGGAGCGACAATACTTGATGTCCTAAAAATTGTCAATCCTGAATAAATACCTTGTTGTATATCCTGATTTGTAAAACCTGTACCCACAAATGTTCTATACCCATTATAAAAAACTGAAAAATCATTTATTAGTTTTGGGTAAAATCCAACATTTATAGTCGTTGATGTAAATTGAGCGTTTATTTCGTTATCTTGTAATATAATTCTTGTCTCTTGGTTATCCCCATCACCAGTAAATGTATACACTTTCGTTGATGCGGAACTCACAGGATCATAATTTCCTAAATAATTAAAGTCGGTCCAAACACTATCTAATATATCGATATTGTTTTCAACTTTTTTCTTATATCTGTGCCAAATTGAACCGTACTTTAATATCCAAGCGTATGGTATTTTATGTATTCCCCCATATTTCTTAAAAGTTGAGAACATATAGTCCAACTCCTCCAAACCATTTTCTTTTTTAGTTTTATATTTTTCAGAGATATTAGTTAATGGTAATGAATTTAAAAACAAATATGCCGAAGCCACATAAGGATAGTTGATAGATCTTCTAAAATTATCCACCCCTTTCTGTATTGAATTTATAAAATATGGAGTGTTTAACATAGAACTTGTTTGTTCTTGTTTTAAGTATCCATCGTAATTTTGATAAAAAATACCTCCTTCGGTGGGTAATTGTTTTGATTTATCCGTTACTCTATCACTATAAATGTTTTTTAAGTTGTTAGTTGTTAAATTAACATTAGGTGTTATTGAAGGTAATTGTTGATTTGATGAAAAATTAAAATATGTATATGGTCTCTTGTTATTTGGGTTGTTATCGTCGGGACCAAAATTAGAAATCATATTTATATTTTCGTTATAATTAATAACTTTATCCGTCTTTAAAACCAATTTAATATTACTAATACTTTCACCATTTGAGGTATTGTTTTTAATCCATTCAAGGTTATTGAAGGGGTATGTATCGGTAAATTGAAATTCATTAGAGGATGATGATGTTATGTAGTTCTTAACATTAGACACCTGACTTTCTTGAACCTTTAATTGATTTTCGGAAGCGTCTTGTAGTTTGGTAAAAATTGAATTACCGTATATTTTATAGTCGTTAGATGTTAATGAGGTTATATAAGGGGTTGAATAATATCCTCTTATGAATTTTTGATAAGACTCACCTTCTCCGTTATTTGAAATGGACCTTAATATTGCTCTGATATTAGTAGGTGTGATGTTATACTCTTTTAGTTTTTTAATTAAAAAGACATTTGTATCACCTAATGAGGTTTGAATATTTAAAGACTCGGATTCTGCTATAATATCAGTAATTGAAAATTGATTTGGATTACCTCTTGTTAGTCTTGAATAATTTGTCACAAACCCCATTCTTTCCCAAATTTCATAGAAGAATTTTACCTCTTCTTTGTTTTGATAAATTTGATCTGATACAGGGTATTCAACACCATTAAATGTTATCCTATTTACTGTTGTTATGTTAGTTGCATCGGGAGTTAAATTAGCATTTATTGAATCTCTATTTAATAGAGAATAAAGGAATTCTTCAACAAATTCTATTTCCGGCCACTCATCATACAGATATCCTTGTGTATTAGATACAACGCTTGGGTCGCCAGGATATTGAACATCGAACGTCTTTACTCCGTCTTTTTCATTTTCGACAATTAATTGTGGCCATGGGAATACGATATCGTTATATGGTGATGTCGGCGAATTATCTGAATTCTGTACCGTCTTACCCAAAATAGCAGTTTTTCTAACTTCACTATCACGTTTATTCCACGCTTCGGAATGTGTATCATCTAATAACCTTAAAAAGGCTTCTCCATTTGCAAACATTACCGCCATAACGTTTCTTATGGTAGGAACAAACCCTAATCCGCTCTTACTATCACTTCCGTTTTTAAGTATATTCGTTAATGAATCTGAGATTTTTTTATAGATATCGTCTTTAATTACTTTTAGGTCTTTCTGCATGTTAGCAACATAACCTAAAAAAGTATCATTACCTTCAAATATATAAAAACTTTTAACAGGTGGTGGTTGATTAGGTGTATTTGGATTACCTTGATTTAGATTTTGCACACCAAAAAGAACATTTAAATCAGTATCAAATTTATTTTTTTCAGATTCTGTTGATGTATTATAGTCTTGTTTATATTGTATTTGGAATGTTTTTGATTTACTAATATCTGTCAATAATACCTGAAGATTTAACCAATCTGGCAATACGTTAGTATTACCGACAGTTAATCTATTTTTAACCTCAGACTTATATTCATTACCTGATATAAAGTATTTACCGTTCTTACCACATGTTGGGTTCTTATCCAAATTATCATTATACTTCTTAATTATATTTAAAAATTCAGCATTGGCGTTAGCAGTTTTTTGAGGTTCGGTTCTAATTTCCTGTTTTAATAAATAAACTTTTCTACCATCATTTAAGATGTATGGATTTTGAGAATCAATATACTTTACAAAAGGAGAGTCGATTCTGGTTTTTAAATCCGAAACATAATCAGTTAAAATTTTGGTATA